ATGTAATAAAAGAAGATCAATCGTATATGGATAATCTTAAGCTTCGTCATAAAGAAGAGATTACCTATTTACGTAAGCAGTTTTTCTTCTTTGGTCCCGTCATATCCTATCGTGTTCCTTATGACAGATGGAGTTTTCAAGCGGAGTCTATATGGATCCAAATGAAAGCTACAAAGCTGAGGATAAACGATCTTAAAAGGTTTGAGAATCTTTTATTAATCGATGATGACTTAGGGGAAAAAGTAGTTCCTAAACAGTGGATCCAAATGATATAGGAGGTGCCTATGGGTACTAATTATTATGCTCGATACGATAATTGTGATTGCAATTGTCCTAACTGTGGTCTGAAAGGTATTGAATATCATATCGGTAAGTCTTCTAGTGGTTGGGCTTTCGCTCTCCACGTAGACCCTGATAATGGTATCCATGATCTTGAAGATGTACTTACTAAGATTATAAAGACTGGAGCCGTGATCTACAATGAATATGATGCCGAGGTTTCTTTGCAGATCCTTCTAAAGTGTATTCTTGATCGTGATGAGGATGTTGAGCATCATGAGCTTGACGGAGGAGACTCTGTTTACCTTGTTGGCTCGGGTAGTTATGATCTTATCAAAGGAGAATTCTCGTGATTTTAGAAACTGCGGTGGGAACTGCTATTACAGAGTTCCTTCGCCCTTACTTCGTACGGATATTTATGCGCCGTAAGAATGACAGGGAAGCCATTGCTGAGATGAAGAGGAACATGCCTACTTTTGAAACTGTTGGTGAACTTAGGGAAATACTAAATGCATTTGCCGATGACAATCCTACTATGGGTTCTACTTTTAAATATCCTACTATTCAAATTGTAGACTGGATGGGTAAAGGTAGAATTTGTTTTGGGAGCAGTAGTGAACCTATGAGGATCAGTAATGAAAAATAAGTCTATTTGGGCTTGTACTTGGAGGCGGTAATGAAATATCTGGTTGTAGGTGATCTCCATGGTAACTGGGAGATTGCTGAAAAAGCACTCGCTCACGAATACCTCACCTTGTTCGTGGGTGATTACTTTGATAGTTTCACAGCATCTCCTGAAGATTGTATTAAGACTTTCAGGATAGTTACCGATGCTGCAGTTAATAAGCAAGCTATTCCTCTCATTGGTAACCACGATTATCATTACTTCGGTGATGGTTGTTTTTCTAGTGGTTACAATCATAATACACAATTGTATGCTGATACAATGAGAATGGATATCTCTGGTAATGGTATGTTTAAATACCATGTAGAGATTGAAGGCTTTCTTATTACTCACGCTGGACTCTCTGCTAATTTCTTTGGTGGAGAAGCTACACGTGAGGATGTAGATACTTACCTTTACGAAGGAGATTATCTACAAGTAGGCCCCGCTAGAGGAGGTTACTCTCCTTGTGGTGGTATTTTATGGTGTGATTATGAAAGAGAGTTTAAGGCCATTCCCGGTATTAAACAAATCTTTGGTCATTCTGCTGGAACGGAGATTCGTACTAAGGATAAAGAAAACTACTGTATTGACTGTGTAGGCAGTGATAATGGTGTTCATGTTCCTTACGGTCTCCTTATCGAAGATGGTAAGGCTGAGCCTTTCCTTATTGTATAGGGGGGAAATTATGCAGTGTCCACAATATGGTAGGGATCATTGTGAAGAGCCTCAACTTTGTCCTTTTAAAGAAGGAATGGGTGATCTTTACGATGATGCTATTTGTAATTGTCGTGAATCATGTCGAAGACAATGTGAGGAAAACTTATGAACAAATATGATACTCTATGTTCCAAGTGTATTCGTGTTATTAAGAGTTGTAACACTTCTAAACAACTTCGTGTTGCTCATAGGTTTACTAAACGTGTCCTAAAGCGGCTAGATAGAGAAACCTCTATCTCTCTTTATAAAGACATCTGTAGGTTGGGTGTTTTCAATAAAGACCAGAGGGATTCACTATACTGGCATGGAGTTGTACGTTGGTAAAAACTGAGAAAATCCATGTATCTATAATGGAAGAAATTCCAAGGAATATAAATGATAAATAAATCAAAGAAGGATCCTAAATGGGAACCTATAATAGAACCTATAAAAAGGCTCCATAGCTCTGGTTATTTAGTTTTATCATTTTGCATAATTGGGTATTACCTAATTCACTATTGGATAATCTCTATTCCTTAACTTAACCTTTGATCTATATCTTTTGAGGAGTTGTAAAATGAACAAATTTGTTAAAATGTTGTTTCAACAAGTACCCGCTACAAAAGAGGAAAACATGCTCCTTTATGGAGCCTGTGCATTCCTTCTGACTGTTATGCTGGCACATTTCGTAACTGTAATGGCATTGGTGGCTTAAATGTTAAAACTTTATCATGGCTGTTCAATCCAACATGTATCCGATATAATGAGAAATATCGAACTTACCCGCGACGGTTTTCATATGTCTCCGGATATAGAGGTCGCTGCGAAGTATGGGCGATGCATCATCTGCTTCGAAGTAGGTGATTTTGAATGTTATGTCGGTACTGTAGACAAAACTGGGGATGCGGAAGCTGACCTTAAATCTGGTCTCGAATATGTGTTAAAAGATCAATACCATCTGGTATCCTTTTATAATGCACTTGAGAGAGGCCCCTACCAAGTGAGGTAATGTTATGTTTGCTTTTATTGGAACTGTAATCCAAACTATTCTTGGTCTTATTCTACTTTTTTGGTTTTTATCTTTGATTCCTACACAGGAGGAAAAAGAAAAACAAGAGAAAGAAGAAAAGATCAAGAGAGCTATGGAAAGGCAGAAGATATGGAAAGAAGCTAAACGTCGCCTAGCTAAGGAGAGATAATCATGTGGTATGTACTTGTATTGACCCTTCTGATAACCGGAGAAACTACTCCTGTTCCCACTATGGAATATGAAACTCTGCAACAATGTCAAGAAGTAGCTAGAACTCATAATAATCTTTATGAAACTTTTGGTGTTGACGATACTGTTGTTGTAACCTGTGAACCTAAAACTGAGGAGGTATAATATTATGAAAACCTTTTTTAATATCATTGCGTTGTCTTTTGTTGTAGTGTTTGCTACATTCTCCGGTGTTATGCTTGAGAAAGTCGCTCAGTATAATAATGAACCTACTGTAATGGAATGTCTTACAGGTAACTTCGGTTCTTCCTCTTATGAGGAAACCCTTGTTGCAGCAAGATCTCTGTTTGTAGAAGGAATGAACGACTCCCAAAAGCTAGAAGCTAAAGAATCTCTCCTTGATATTAGGGATGAAATCGATAGAGCTCTCGTAGAACTCAACGATGAAACCCTTATGGATAAAGCAGAAGCTAAGTTTGAATCTGCTAAAAAATTCTTTACTTCACTCATTTAAGGAGATAGGTATGAATACTCAAGTAAATCGTTTTTCGCAAGAAGACATGGTAGAAATCATTAATACTCTCGGTCATGTTACACTTCCTGTAGAGGAAATGTTTGATGATATCAGTATTCTTGGTATGAAAGAGGCAACTGAGGTAGAAGCTAAGTCTAGGATTTTTCATAATCTCCTAGATGCCAAGGACTACTACGGTTTGCATTTTATGCAGATTCCTGCTTTTACCAACACTATCTTCGGTGCAAAGAAGGAAGAATATTTCCAACAAGTAAAAGACTTCTTTCGAAAGGAGTATGCTGATGCTTAAGGAACTATTTGAAATCCCGCTGATTACTGATGAGCAATTCGAGAGAATGTCTCTTAAGCAAAAAGCCTTTTATCCATTTACGGATAAACAATGGAATGCCCTGTCCAAAGATCAAAAGAAAAGGGTTTTCTTCGCTAGGCAGAAATTTGCTAATAAGAAACAGGATCATCCAATTAATGCATCTCTAGAAGATAAAGACTAAATAAGCGAGACAAGGTAACTCCCACCACAATTACTGTGTGGGTTAAGCCCTTTCCAAATTGAAGATGGTATCTCTTCTACTTACTACCCCCTGCGCTAGGCAGGATTCTTTTATGCTCCTGAGTGAAATTGATCACTCTATAGCATAAAGGAATCCAGTCTAGTTGCAGGGGGTTAGATTTTAACTTATTTTTTTTTTTGGAGTAAATATGGAAAACTGGTTTCATTTATTTACTGTCTTAGGATATAAAACCCCTGTGTATCTAGACTGGGCTGTATTTATTCTTAGTTTAGGAGATAGAGCTTTATTCTCTATTTGGGTAGAAAGTGGAAAAGTAGATTCCCTTAGTATATTATGGTTTAAGATTTATGGTTATGGATGAAAGAGTTAAGAAAATTATTGAGGAAGAAGTAGTCCAAGAAGTACGTATGTTGCTTGTTGATATGGCTAATAATCCTCTTGAATATTTTACTGTAGAACCAGATTGTGATAAAGTAGATCTGGCCACATTTATTAGGAATACTGTAAGTAATATGTATCCCACAAATGATTAGGTAATATATGCGTGATCAAATAATATCGAGTTTGTCAGAAAGGCTACTCACCACAAAGGACCGCCGAAGTCATGTACATTGGTTATGGAAACATTTAGAGGAAAACTTTGATGAAACTATCGAGGACATTTATAGACTCGTAATTAGCAAAGTAGTTCTTGGTGTTATCCAAGGAGCCTCTATGACCTCTGTTGCTGCTTCAATAGGTGCTGTTATTAGAATGCACTTTAAAGAGGAAGAAGAAAAAGAAGAAACAAAAGCAGCTGTTCATTGTGGCGTTAAGATTCTGGAAGCCTTTTGTAATAAAGATTATAAGGATAGAGGGGTCCACCTGCTAGATATTAAACTAGTAAATAAAGGTAGATCCTCCAGAGCTAACGATAATGCTCTTTATGCACTAATATGCACTGATGAAGAGCTTTTAAACAAGATTATTTTAAGTGAAGATATTGAGAACTCTCCTGAGTTCCCTTTGTTGACTCCCGCTAAAGATTGGAATTCTTTCTATCATATCGATTTGAAAGCGCCTTTGATACGAGGAGCTTCAACTAAGACTCTTAAAATGATTACCCCATATTCTGCACCACATGTGTTTAACTCTCTTAATAAACTACAGAAGACACCTTACAAGATTAACCAGAATGTCTTCCATGTTTATAAGAAGCTTCTTAATATGCAGACCAAAGAGGAGTTGTTGAAGAGGGATTATAAACCATCTCAACTCTCTCCTTTCAAGCATGACAAAGAAGAAATGGTGGCTAGTAGAGCAGGAATGTTCCTAGAAGCAGAATTTATTAAAACTATAGCGGATAGAATAGGTGAACGACCTTTCTATCAAGCTTATAATTGCGACTTCCGTGGTCGTATATATCCGATGACTCCTTATCTTAACGAGCAAAGTTCAGATAACGCTAAGGGTCTCATTATGTATAACGAGGGTGTCCCTCTCGGTGATGAAGGCGCTTATTGGTTAGCTGTTCATACTGCTAATAGTATTGGTCAAGATAAGCTATCTCTAGACGAGAGGGTACAATATGTTCTGGATAATCTAGATGAGATTTATTCGTGGGCAGCATTTCCTGATACTAATACCGGATGGATGGAGGCTGAGAAGCCGTGGTCTGCTCTTGCTTGTGCTTTCGAATGGAGAGCGCTAGACATGTGGAAGGTTATAGGTGGTAACGACACTGAAGATTATGTATGTCATCTTCCAATATTCATCGATGGGTTAATGCTGGCTCATCTAAAACCTCTCTAATTCAGGGAAACTCTCGAAAGAGACAATCCTGAGCGAAGCCTAAAATTATTAGGAACGTGCAACGACCAGTCGAAAGACGTAGGGCCAAGTGGTCCGAAACGGGAGGCTAGGGCTACCGCTCTAGAAGATATGGTCTGATCTGCATGGTGACATGCAGCTGATTGGTATTGTTTTCACAAGAGGAAATTATATGTGGAAACAAATAGAAGATAGTGGTTATTATATTAATAAAGAAGGTAAAATAAAAGGAAAAAGAGTTTCTTACTTAAAAACCAGAAGAGACAAGGATGGTTATGAAATAGTTACTCTTTGGGTTAAAAGTAAACAGCTAACATGTAAAGTACATAGATTAGTGGCATCTGCTTTTATCCCTAATCCTCTTGATAAGCCCCAAATTAATCATATCAACGAAATAAAAAGTGATAATAGAGTTGAAAACTTAGAGTGGTGTACACCAAAAGAAAATTTAATTCATTCAAATAACTTATATTCCGATTCTTTTAAAGAAGGCAGAGACAAGTACCACAACTCTAATAAAATAAAAGAAAAGGGCTCTATTTTAGGAAATAAGTTTAAATATAAAAATTTAAAACAATACCAATCGGAAGAGGATTAACGCCCCTCTTTGAACACTATGCGAATAATGGTGTACAACACCTAACTGCACTCTCACTTGATGAAAATATCGCACCACTAGTAAACCTAGTACCCACGGATGAGCCCGGGGATGTATACATGTATGTCGCAGAGGCTACTTGGGAAGCCCTTAGTGATCTTTATGATAAACTAGATCACCCTGTAAAAGAAGAACTCCCAAGACTCATGGAAGAAATAAAAGAGATTAAACTCAAACGAGAGAAGGCAGAAACTAAAGAGGATAAAGATGCTGCTTTCAAAGAGCTTGATGAGTGGAGAACTAACAATAAAGAGTTTGAAAAGAAGATATTTATACCCTTCTGGATGACTTTTAAAGATGATCTTAAGATTCAAAGAAAGGCAGTAAAAAGACCTGTGATGACCCTCGGTTATGGTGTAACCAGACAAGGAGTTAGAGACCAGATATTTGACGATACTAAAACACTTACGGAAGAGTTAAAGTTCAAAGATAAGTCTTGGTCAAACCCCTTCGGAGACCTACTCAGGGATACTATGTTGAAGAAATTGAAAGGGCCTGCTACCATGCTATCCCTATTTCAGAAATTGGCAGAGAGGGCAAATGTGGAGAACTCCTTCCTATCTTGGAGAGTTCCAGTAACCTACTTTCCTGCTGTTCAAGAATATTTGAAAACAAAGGAACAAAGGGTTAGAGTAAGGTTTTGTAGATCCAATAGAGGAAAGGGTATACAACTTACTATTCAACCTAAAGAGACAGGTAAGCTGGATAGGAGAAAACAATCCACTGGCGCAGCCCCCAATATAGTTCATTCATTTGATGCTGCACATCTGACATTAATTATTAATAGTTCAGACTTCATAGTAACCACTGTGCATGATAGCTTCGGTTGTCATCCCGGTAATATGAAAGATCTCTTCAGAATAACAAGGGAACAATTTATGGACTTCTATAAATCTGATCCTTTAGCGCAGCTATTGGCTCAGTTAGATGCCATGGATTTATTTCCTGAACGTGGAAATTTAGATATAGCAGAGATACTGGAATCAGACTTTGCATTTTGTTAATAGGATATGCTTCTTTTACCTTTAACGGGGAAGGTATCAGAAGCTTTTTAAAGAAACCCGACTAATAGGATTTTAAATATATGACAACTATTGTTATCAAAGGTGCAGAACTTTGGTGGGCTAAGCTGGATAATCCGGTAAACCCATTTAATGAGCCATACCCACACTGGGAAGTTCAGATTCGAACTCGTGATAAAGACGAGTCTAAAGAGTGGAAAGACCAAGGTCTTCATGTAACTCTGAAGGAAGACGATGATGGAACTTTCTATCAGTGTAACCTCAAGCGTAAAGCTTTTACAAAGGACGGTAAGGAGCGTCCTCCTGTTCAGGTGGTCGATATGCAGTTGATGCCAGTCGATCGGGCTATTGTTGGTAATGGTTCTGTTGGTAACGTTCAGTTGGATACTTACGAGTATACACAGAATGGCCAGAAGAAAACCGGATTTGGTATCCGCGCAATTCAAGTAGAACGTCTGGTAGAATATAAGGGTGGCCCCGGCCTCGCTTTCGAAGCTGGTGGTCAGACAGAAATTGTGGTACCAGAAGAGGTAGAAGAAGATTCTTCTGACTGGTAAACATTATGCCCCTGAGCTTAGGCTTGGGGGCTTTTTATACGAGGATATAATATGACTAGTGTAAATATTGAACTTTTTAAGAGCTCTCTCACTGATTGGAGTGATGTCGACGTTGGAGATTGGTGTCTAGTATACTCTAAGAAGTTCGGAAGCCTCTTAGAACCTCGGATAGGATTAGTATCACAAGCACCTATGCGTAACGGCAAGCAATTTGTTTATGTAGATGGTACTTGGGGTAGTCTAGAAGATTTAGAACTAGTTAGAGTCATCCCCCGAATCGATATTGTAGAGGTTGATTAATGACAGATGAAACACCAAACCCAGACAACTACGTTCGTGTCTATCTATCACGAAGGAACCTTCTTGCTCTACTGCGTAAACTCGATAATCCAGAGTCAGTTAGAACAATTGTTAAGAACGACATGGAACACCCTAAATATAAACAATCTCACCAACATATCGCTATTACAGCGGTTGAAGATGAAGATTACTATATCGATAGAAAACCGGGAGTAATGGTGGAGGATCTTTTGGATGGAACGTAAAGACTACGTTTACCTTGCTGGTCCTATGGAAGATCTTTCTGAGGAAGAGATGAAAGGTTGGCGCATGGAGCTAAGGGAAGGTTTGTTGACAGGATGGCATCAAGACCCTATTCAAGTCCTTGATCCTACTCGCCGTGTTACCTTCCATGATCAATTAGGAGACTATCTTCAAGATACTACAAGGAGTATGAATGTATGTAAACGTATCTTTAAACAAGATATGCAAGACATCGCTAACTCCCGAGTAGTAGTTGCGGATATTCGAAGGAAGATGGGTAAGGGTACGGGTACAGCATGTGAGATCATGTTTGCTCATATGAAGAACAAGATTATTATCTTGTATTCTGATCCTGATGATCCTATCCACCCTTTCTTGGAATCTATGGCTACGGAGAAACATTATGAGCTTCAAGATATTATTAAAGCAGTTAGGAGTTATTACTAATGAATATCTTCTTTCTTAATCGAAGACCTTATGAAGCGGCTAATATGCTACATAAGAACCATGTTAATAAAATGCTTGTAGAAGCTGCACAGATGCTTTGTACTGCACATAGGATGCTTGACGGTGAAGAAGGCACTGTAGATTTTGGAAATAGAAAAGCTATAAAGTATATTATTCCTGACAGAGGGGAATATAGTGGTATGCTAGCGGCTGAAAAGTGCGAGCTCTATTGGGATACTCACCATAATCATCCATGTTCTATATGGGTTAGAGAAAGTAGTGCTAATTATAAATGGCTATACCGTCATATGATGGCTTTAGGATCAAGATATTGGGAGAGTCATGGATTTTATAAAGAGCACAAAACCATTAAAGATCTAAGAAAGATTATTCAAAATCCTCCTGCGAAAATTAAGCATGAGAGTAAATTTAGATACTTAGAGATACCCCAATGTATGCCTGACTCTTTCAAAAGACAAGACCCTTATGAAGCTTATAAGGTATACTATAACTATAAACTTAAGTATTTTGCTCTTATGGATATGGATCACGAGATGTTTATGGAACACAAAGGCCTTAGTGACCCCGCGTGGATTCAAGCTAGAGATATGAGATATAGAAAAGAACAAAGGAGAGCTAGTAGAAAAGCTAATAAAAAGTGATGAATTTTAAAACACTATTTGAATTGTTTAAACCTATTGCTGATGTTTCTGTAGAGGTTTATGAACCTAAGAAAATTAAGCAAACTATCAATTATATCAAAGATACTCATGTAAGACATAAATCATGGTTACCTTGGGTTCAAGACGAAAGCTCTCGTATGCTGGAACAAGGAGGTAATAAGGTTAAGGGATGGTTTTATGATGGTAGAGTCTATATGACCTTTACCAACTCTCTAAGGTTGGAATCAGAAGCCTACGGAGATTATTATATCCTAGGAGATAGTTTTGTTGTAATCAAAGGTAAAGCTTACGGCTATCCTGATTACCCTGAAGGAAGGTCACTTATCGGCTTTGGTAGAATCTACAAGGATCTTCAACTGATCACTCTTAAGATTCCCACACTAGATGGTCGATATGTTTCTGTTAAATCTATCTACAAACCAGAGGAGTATTATGTCTAAATCTAAGACTATGCTTGAAGAATTTGAGGAAGTATTTGGTAGACCGCCGCATCATCAATATGAAGTAGCGGAATGGTTGGGATATGAAATGGGAGAAGAAAAAGTGGTGTATGAGGAAAAAGATGCTATTGCTGAAGCAGTCAATCCTAAGCATTATAAACTGATTCCAAAGGAAGCTTACGAAAGATTCCCTGAAGGGTTAGAGTATATGGATATTATGGAATATCTGCTTTCTCATCATAAGCCTTATCACGCTCATTGTCTTGGACATGTGTTTAAATATACGATGAGGGCTGGAAAGAAAGACCTTCTTATTCAAGACCTTAAGAAGGCTCAATGGTATCTTAATAGGCTTATATCTGTTATCGAGAATGAATCGGAATGAGAATTGAAAAGAGTATTAATGACTTTAATAGTTCAGCAGTAAACCTTTTTAGAAGAAGACTGTTTTCAGGTTTTATGAGAACTGCTTTTGATGCTCGTAAAGATATTAACTTTGATTATAGAGATTTTAAAAGATCTTTATTTCTTGATCGTACTTTCTTGGTGGGTAGTAGTGCCAGTAACTTTCTGTTTGAGGATAGGATTACAGGAAGGGACATTACCCACCTCGCTATAGAACACGATGGAGATGGTTATTACTCCCCTCTAGATATAGCTAGATCTATAAAGACAGGGGTGTTAAATAACCTAAAAAGCTCTTATAGAGTTAAAGAAGAGGATCTAAAGTTTTCACCAATACCCCCATATGAAGCAATCAATTATTCAGAGGGAAGAGACCCTTCTATGGTAAACTATGCTTTACTGTATTCAGTTAAGCTTGATGCATTATTTCCTCCTAGTACGGGAGCAGTAGGGTATCCTATTCTTTCCATACCTACATCCATGGAACTGCAATTAAGCAAGCCTGATACAAAAAGGGATATAATGTTTGTGACCTTTTTAAATAAAGGAGTTACCATCCAAGAGTATGCGGCTACATCAGATCATACGTTTAATAAAGCATGGTGTGGTGAACCTTATGGATTTGAGTCTCAGGTTCAATTTACTATAGATTCTATTGAAGAACTCTATACAAGAGAAAATTTGAATCAAGAGGATTTAAATCATATAACTATTGCGATTAATAACTTGTATCGTCATAGAGAATCTTGGGAAGAGGAGAGTATACTTGATTGGGAATAATAAACTTAACTTTACAGATTACAGTAACAGGAAAATTGGGGATTTTACGGAGGAAGAATTCTTGCACTTAAACAAGATAACAGGATTTCCACCAAGCAAATCTGATATTAGTTACCGAAGAGCAAGACAATCAAGTATAGGTCAAACTTATACTTGGCTAAATATAGTTTCTTATCTTAAAGAGTCGTTTAATCAAAAAGAGGTTATAATTGCAGGTGGTGCTCCAAGAGATTGGGTATTAGGTAAAGAGATTAGGGACCTTGACATTTACTTATCCTCTCCTGAAAACTTTAGTAAAGACTTTTGTATTGCAGCGATTGTTGGTACGTTCCAAGATACGGATCTAGAACTATCAGATATTCAGTTGCTAGGTAAGGATACAGAGGATGGTACTAATGATTATACTTATAGTAGGAGAGCAGTAGACTTTGTTGTAAGAGGCAAATTAAGTAATATTAGGAGACCTAGGGAAGAGCCTATGTCTGTGGAATTTATATTATTAAAGATGTCGCCTATTCAATATGTTAACAATTGTTTTTGTTGTTCATTATCTAAGGTGTATTTTGATGATGATTTCAAGTTTAGTACACCATTTATAGAAACATTAATGACAAGAGAGTTAACATTTGATTGGTCATCGGGAAGATATAATCCTGATTATATTCATAAAATAACCAAGAAGTATCCCGAATTTAAAATTAGTGATGATGAAGTTCAAAGGCTTAACCGTCACTTCGGGAGACAATCTTTCTTTTAAAGGAGGAAAATTTGGCAGGAAGAAAATTAGTATTCGACCTTGAAGCTAATGGTTTTCTTAGAGGTAATAAACTAAGAGAACCTGTTTCTAAGGTTTGGATGATTGTAGCTAGAGATGTTTCTACAGAAGAAGAGTTCATTTATTGCGATTATTATAATGTCACTAATGATAGCTCAATGCCACTTAATGCGTTTAGAGAACTATTCGACGAAGCAAGTGAGCTAATCGGACATAATATAATCCAATATGACCTTCCTGTATTGAAAAAGATACTCCACTGGGAACCCCAGCCTGAAACTATTATAAGAGACACATTGCTAATGTCTCAGTTGTTAGATTATAACAGGTTTGGTGGAGTTCATAATCTCGAAACATGGGGTGCATATCTAGGCGTAGAGAAGCCTAAACATGAAGATTGGGATAACTATAGTGATGACATGGTTCATCGTTGTAGGGAAGACGTAGTAATTAATACTAAGATGTATAAGATTCTATGTAAAGAACTTAGTGATATGTTGAAAGTCGTAGAACACCCCTCTTATTTAAAGAGGAGCCTACGAGTTGAACACAAGCTGGCTGAGTTCCAAGCCCAAATCGCAGACAATGGTTGGCGGTTTGATGTATCTGCAGCTGAAGCCCTTGAAAGAAGGATGGAAAATGAGCTAGCAGACATTCGAGCTAAAATCGAACCAGATATGCCATATCGCCTTAAAGTGATGGATAAGGATGGAGCTTTTAAGGTTCCTGAATTTACTAAGTCAGGTAACTATAAGGTTGCTAGTATTAACCACTTTAAGAACATTATTAGTCCCTGTGAAATCTCTGATCCAGAGACAGCACATACTACAAGGATCCTCGATGGTCCTTACGTTAGGGTTAAGTATTTAGATCCCGACTTAGGATCTATTGAACACGTTAAACACTATCTCTACAAACTAGGGTGGGAACCTTTAGATTGGAATTGGGAAAGAGTTAACGGAGAACTCAGGAAGAAATCTCCTAAATTGTGTGAAGAATCCTTAACCGCATTAGGTGAGAAAGGGGTTTTAATTAACCGCTTCTATACCACCCGTTCTAGACTAGGTATACTTCAGGGCTGGCTAGCCCACGTTGAAGATACGGATACTCTCCGTGGTGATATGTTTACTATCGCTACACCAACAGGTAGATCACGACATAAGATTGTTGTGAATGTACCTTCCCCAAATGCTGCTTGGGGTAAAGAGATGCGTGCACTATTTGGAGCCCCGAAGGGCTATAAGGTTGTAGGTGCAGACTCCTCTGGTAACCAGTTTAGAGCACTTTGTCATTATATTAATGACTCTGATTTTACCGATACTGTTATTAATGGTGATGTTCACCAGAAGAATGCAGATATCTTAGGTTGTGATAGACCTACAGCAAAGCCGTGGATAAAATGTAAGTCCACGTAAAATCGTGTGAACTCAGGGAAACTCTCGAAAGAGACAATCCTGAGCCAAGCTAAGGAGTAATAAATGGGTTATAAAACTAAACAATGTAAATTATGTGAGAAAGATTTCGCACCTTATGTGCATAACCAGCTCACTTGTGATGATTGTCTTGGTGTAACCCGCTCTAAAGATTGTAGTTGGTGTGAAGAAAATTTTAAACCATCTACCATAAGAGAAGACTACTGCTCTCAGAAATGCCGAGAATTCGGTAATAGAGCAGGTAGGTCTGAAAGATTCAATTATTTCACAAAAGAAGTATGGAATAAATTTAAAGAGGTAAATGAATGCCAAATCTGTGGTTCTGAAGGCTTTTCCATGAATGGTAAACCTGAGTCAGAAAAACTATGTTTAGATCATAAACATGGAACAGATTTTGTAAGAGGGAAGTTGTGTCATAATTGTAATAGAGCGTTAGGGTTGTTCCAAGACAATCCCGAATTGTTGCGTAAAGCGGCAAACTACTTAGAAGGTGCAGAGACTATCCTTAATGGAGTAGGACCAAGCGGTTCCGAAGCGCACGACTAGGGAAACCTAGATGATATAGTCCGATCTATATGGCGACATATAGCAGTTCATAAGAGAACGGAGGGGAATTAGCGATTCTCCTCGAACAAAATGTTACGCTTTCTTATTTGGAGCAGGCTATGAGAAGTTAGGCCTAATCCTTACAGGAAAGAGAGACTCCAAAGCAGGTAAGGAATCTAAGAAGAAGTTTGCTAAAGCTATTCCGGGATTCAAAACCTTATCTGAAACACTAGATACAATTGTTTATGCTTCAGAAGCAAGAGATAGACGAGCGAGCATTCCAGCACTGGATGGTCGTAGGGTTTACCTTGATTCTGCTCATAAAGCCTTGAATTACCTCCTGCAATCAGCAGAGGGAATCACTTGTAAAGCCGCTGTTGCATATGCTATGGATAAGTTCAAAGAAGAAGGCATCCCTGCTTTCCCTCTGATCTTTTACCATGATGAAATGCAATGGGCTGTTAAAGAAGGCTATGAAGAAAGAGCCGCTGAGATTTGTAAAGAAGCTTTCCGAGAGGCCCCTAAATGGTATGGGGTTACTTGTATGGATGGTGAAGCAAAGATTGGTGACAATTGGTTTGAAACACACTAGGAGTCATAAATGAAAAATGGTACATTAATCACGACTTGGAAGGTTAAAGGTAAATCATCAGTATTGAAAGTCCCAGTTACTATCACTGAAGGTGGTATGTATTCTGTAGAAAGAATCTCTAAAAGGATGGAAGACTATAATAATGTTACTAATTGGAAACTAGTAGATTCGAAAGGAAATACTATTAGTTCTAAAAGGAATGAGTCTGAGATTCTTAAGGATGATGACAAAGAGAAGAAAGCTCTAGCTCTTTATGAAGAGTTAGGCAATTATGCTAAGGTAGCTAGAGAGCTAGGAATTAACCCTACTACTGTTAGGACATGGTGTAAGAAAGCAAAGGAGACTAGTAATGAGCATAGTGCTGATTGATGGTGATCCTTTGTTATTTAGAACTGCTTGGGGCTGTAAAACTTTAAAGAAAGCTAGACAAGCTTTTGATGAAGGTCTTAAAGAGGTCTTAGACTCTTGTTTCTCTGATGAGTGTCGTATTGCAGTATTTGGAGATACTAACTACAGGAAAGAGGTTGATCCTACTTATAAGAGTGGAGATAGCCGAGCTAAATCTAAAGAAGCTAATCCTCAGTATTTTAAACTACGACGACAACTACTTAATGAAAAACTAGTAGAAGAAGCTGTAGACATGGAAGCTGATGATTATGTAAGGATTTGGGCTGAAGAATGTAGGGAGAACGGTACACCTTATGTAATAGCAAGTATTGATAAAGACTTACAATGTATTCCAGGCACCCATTATCTCATTCATAAGAAGGAGTTGATTTGGGTTGACGAGGAAGAAGCGGATATTCACTATTGGACACAGATTTTAACAGGTGATTCAGTAGATAATATCCCGGGTCTTTATGGGATCGGCCCTGTTAAAGCAGGTCAGATTTTAGATGGAGCTACTACTAGTAAAGAAAGAAAGCAAAAAGTTATTGATAAATACTATGAGGTATACGGGGAAGACTGGAAGAAAGAGCTTGAACACACCGGCCAACTTATCCATATCCGTAGAACCTTAGATGATGACTTTGCTATCCCAAAAGAGGATGGCCCTTCCCATGAGTAAGTATGTAGCTAAGAAACAATATATCAAAACAGACCTAGGTCATTGGGAATACTCAGGGGTCAATGTTGATATATCAAAGAGATTTGGTTTTGTTTATCTTGTGATTAACAGAACTAGGAATATGTTCTATATAGGAAAGAAACAGTTTTGGTCGTATAAGAAGAATACTCATATCAAAACAGGTAAGTCCTTATGGAGAGCATATACTACCTCCTCCTCACATGTTAATGATGATATTAAGAACGGGGATGAAGTAGAGTTTCATATATTAGGTGTGTTTAAAACAAGGGCATGGTGTAATTATACAGAAGCATGGTTACAAATGTGTCTTTGTTCTTTAACGGAAAGAGATGACAATGGAGAAAGGAAATGGTATAATAACCAAGTGGCTCCTATTCGGTTTATTCCCGGATTAGATCAGGAACAACATGATTTAATGCATCTCTGTTTAAAGAAAGCAAAATCAATTCTTAATAAACATAAAGATTTGGAGGTAAAATGAAGTATTATTTGGTAGCATACTTGCTATTTATTCTTGTGTCTATTGTTGCAGGCCCTTGGGCTTTGGTATTGGCCCTTTTTACATGGTCAGTTCCCCCTGCTTTCTCAATGTTCTTTGTTGGTTCTTTTGCTCTTATTGCAGGAACCTTAGTTTTTCAGGCCTATGGGGAATCCCCTAACCAGATGGTTGATAGGATTAAAGCTGAGAAACTTGGAGAAGATTTAACAGACGATAATGATCGAGAGGTTCATTAATGAAGGAACTCACTAAGAGCCAATTTGTAGGCCATATGGGTTGTTCTGAATGCGGTTCTAGTGATGGTGTAGGTATTTATGAGGAAGGCCCCGCTACATGCTTTGTATGTGGGGCATCCCATAAAAACCCTCTAGAAGAGAAAGAGGAGGGTAGTGTATTGCAATTTGAGAAGAAAGAAAACCCATATATGCTCTCTATTAAGAAAGAGAAATTAGAAGATATTCTTAATATGAATTCAAGGGGTTTTAAAGAAAGAAATATTCCTAAATCTGTTACAGAATTCTATGGGGTTAAATCTAGAGAGGATGGAGTAAATGGTGATATTTTAGCCCACTATTACCCCTATGGTAAAACCAATATCACTGGTTATAAAATCAGGGAACTTCCAAAAGACTTCCATGTCACAGGGCAGATCG